CCTACGTTGCCGCCAGTAAGCCACGATGCTCCACCTGTATCTAATCTAACATTTTCGTTCGTGCTGGTGCTGTTGCTGGGATCGGGCTGATTTAATAACGATAAACGTGTATTTGAGCTGCCGTTAACTCGCATCATCTCAATGTTAGAACCAGCCGCACTGTCTCTGCGTAACTTAAAGTTTGCAGCGTAGCGGTTTATGTCAAAGAATAGGTTGTCACCATTAACATCATCATAACCGATTGTAGCAAACTGATACTGATTGTCGCTAAATTCACCTAAGTGGATCAGGTCATCTACGCCCTGAGTATTACCTCTTACCCACACTTGACCTTCTACATCAAGTTCGTGAACTGGACTTGTAGTCCCAATGCCCAACCGTTCAGCACTCGCATCCCAGAAGAACTTGGCAGTCGTGCCTGTGTCCTCGTAAAAGCTGATGTCATTGTTTGATGAAACTTGGAAACTGTTACTAGCTAAAGATCCATGTCTAACCCAAAAATGCCCGCTATCAATACCAAGAAATGTATCGGCAACAGACGTTTCTTCTAACTTAATGTATGGCGCAACACTGCTAGTTAGTGTCGCAACCCCATTTATATTTACACCAGAAGAGCTAGTTTCTAGCTTCTTGCTGTTGTTAAAATACAAGTCAACGCTAGTACCGTTGTTAAATCCAGCGTAAATCTGATTGTTAGCTACGTTGCCAATCTTTACTGCATAATCTGTAGACGGGTTCTCATAAGCACCAATGTATAGCTGACCTGCGCCATTATCTGTAATATAACTATTAGACCCATCGTGATACACCTGCAAATCCGCAGATGCCCCAAACTGCGCCTTGACGTTATCGCCAAAGTTAAGCGTACCCGTCAGTGTGCCGCCAGATAACGCTAGGTAGTCTGCACCATTAACGTATGCAGCAACCCAAGCTGACCCCGTGTACACCTTCATCGCACCATCGGTGCTGTTGAAGTAGATGCTACCAGCAACCAAGGCGTTACCGTCGTTGTCCGTGGTTGGGTCAGAGGTGTATGACCCTAGGTAGCGGTCATCAAAGTTGTCATACGCTGCTAGTGTTGTATCACGCGCACTCTCAGCGGCTGATTGAGCAGAAGACGCACTAGACGCAGAGGATGCTGCACTAGATGCACTCGTAGCAGCCTCGGATGCGCTTGTAGCTGCGGCATCTGACGCCGTATTAGCCGCCAAGATTCCACTGATGTTATCAGCTACATTGTTAATCTTTAGGACGTTGTTACTGACAGTCTCCACGTCACTGATGTTGTCAGCCACGGATTGGACGTAAGACACATTAGATGAAACGGTAGCAACGTCAGTGTTTGATGCCGCCGCCTGGGCCGTAGCTGCACTTGCAGCCGCCTGGGTAGCACTAGTCGCACTATTGGCTTCACTAGTTGCAGCGTTGGATGCTGACGTACTCGCACTTGTAGCTGATGATGCTGCCTGAGTTGCAGAACCACTGGCATCTAGGGCACTGTCAGCCGCACTAGATGCACTTGAAGTCGCACTTGCGGCTGAGGTTGATGCACTTGTTGCGCTGGTAGAGGCATTAGATGCACTGTTGGCAGCTTCTGTGGCACTGGTGGCTGATGACGTAGCTGAGTTAGCACTGTCAGTTGCTGATGATGCCGCCGAAGCTACGGATCCACTGATGCTCGATGCACTGTTAGATGCGTTTGTTGCACTTGTGGATGCAGAGATTGCTGACAGAGCCGCATTAGCCTCACTGGTGGCAGCGTTAGTGGCTGCGGTCTCGGCTGCGGTCTTGGAACTTGTTATGGAGTCAACGTCAGTTGGATTGGTACCAGTGCCGCTATAGAAACTTGAATTTGCCATGTGCGAATGCCCTTACTCTTCGAGAATGCTGTGTGGTCGAATGCTTTGTAGAGACCCCGCTTGCTCTGCCTCGTTAGCCATCTCTTGGATCTCAGTAATGAAGACACCAGCCTTCTGGTCAAACAGAGGGCCACGCTCGTCCAGGAAGTAGTCAGCTGCGTAAGACAGTGCAGTGTATGTCACCAGGTCGGACGCAATGTTCGTCAGGGAGTTACTTGAAGTGTCTGTAGTCAGCGCGGGGAACTGACTGTAGTAGTCTATGGATACCGTCATGTTTGCAGGGTATGGATACAGGAGTATCAACTCGCCCTGACGGCAGAAGTACTTAGGTGTCCCAGCCTCGCCTATAGCCTGGAACTGCTTCATCTCCCGCAGTGACACACGCGATAGGGCGTATTCACTGTTGTATATACTCATGATCTCAATGAGGTCATTGGGTACAACGATGTTTGTGACTTGAGACGTGATCGCGTAGTTCTGCGTTTTCTCCATGCTCGGGACGCGGAGTGTACGTTGGATCCGTGTGATCGCCTGGTCAATAAAGGTGTCAGCCAGGGCGTCATCACAGTCCGTGCGATTTAGTAGGGCCTTAAAGTGCGCCCTGATTTGACCTTTGTTCATTTCTTATGACCTTCTCATGATCGCCATGTTGTCGATTAGGTTTGGATATGGACGACCAGCTTTCTTAGCCTTAGCTCGGGCTTTGGCTTTCTGAGCTTCTGTCATCTGTTTGCGTTTTGCTTTGGGCTTAGGGTTAGCCTGGTTCCAAGGTGTCTTAGACATGTCACTTGGAACCCTTCTGACACTCACCAGCTAGGCGGCATGTGCCTGGTGTCTTACATCCTGGGCAGGGGCTAAATTTACCTTTGTCGCTATACATAAGTCAGATCCTTTTCTCAGTTGCCATGAAGCCATCCAGGTTCTGATCTCTGAGACGTTTGACAATCTCAGGTCCTGTAGCTTCCCATATGTTGAAACCCTCGCGGAGCCACTGCTCAACGACGACGGTTGGTATCGAGGCCACGCGCATGAACTCGCCCTCGCGCTGGTCCTTCGATGCATTCCGACTGTCTTTAAGATCGTCTAGGAATGACTGTGATATCTCTTGTGTGTGCTTGCGAACAACATCATCGCCTTGCTGGATGAAGTCCGTATTGACGCCTAGTAGGTCGACGCCTGGTTTCTTGGTGTTATCCATGAGTTCCCCTTAATGAAAACAAAAAGAGGGCCACCCAAGTCGTCCAGGGTAAGGAGAGCGGAAAACCCCAAGGACGACAAGGATGACCCTCATCTGTGCCCTAGGCCCCGTGGGGGGACCCAGGTATGTCGTGTGTGTTAGATCTTATGAAAGACCAGTGATCATACCACCGTCAGCATAGTTCATATGCTTCAATGACATTTCGCCGACGATGAAGTGTTTGTCGGAGTCACCGTTTTTCGCCAACAGTGTACGTGAGAACGGACGTAGTACACATGAACGCCACATTGACGGATCAATTAGGAATGCGTGTGTAGTCAACTGGTGGCGGTTTAAGACCACCTTGTATTCGCCGTATGGGCTACACGGCTCTTCACCTAAGGGCGTTAACCTTAGACCGTCTTTCGACTGCTCATGCTTTCACATGAGATGAGACTATATCATCACCGCTGTTCGCAGTGCCTGGCGCTTCCACCCACTTGGGTGTACTTCCTTGCGGAATAGTCGTTGCACCTTCCCCTCTCGGGGCTTGGCTCAGGATTACCATATCTTTCGACTTAGGCTTCCCCTGAATTCACCAGGTTTAATGTACGCTAGCCACTTCAACGTACAGGTCAATCACGTTGACCAAGTTGCGTCCTTGAGCGATCTCACGGTTACGACCAGATGCCGCTGCAAAGTTTGCAACGATCTGCGCATCCGCTGGTTTGATCATTAGAACTGTTGGATCAGAACCGTTGTTAAAGCAGTCTTCACCAAGCTCTAGGACTTTCGCCTCTGTTAGAGCGTCAGTTGCGTTAGCACCAGCGTCGACAGATGTTGAGATCTGTTGTGTCGCTGAGTCCATCTCACGCGCTACTGAGCTTGAGCCAGTTGCTTTAGCGTTGTCGACACCAACATAAGCACGTTCTAGATCGCGTTTGATCTCTTTTAGTGCTTTACCAAGTTGGTACGCAGTTTCCTTCGCACGACCATATGTTGCAATCGCATCAGCTGTTGCAGACACTTGGAACGCTTTATGTAGGATCTGGGTGTTGTTTGTACGCTCTACAGCATCTGTAAGAGTTGCCATAGTCGCGTCGGCCCCTTCCACCTGTGCGTTGTTCGCGGCGGCGGCAAGTGAGTCTTCTAACCAACTAAATGTACGAGCAGAGACTTTCTCTGAACGCATCATTGTGAACATAGGTGTGTCTGTTGGAGTAATGTCAGAAATGCTTGTTGTTCGCCTGGTGTCGTTAATACCAGACCGTCTTTCGACAGCTATATGTTATGCCATATAGATCAGACCATATCATCACCCTTGACAGGGGCCGTGCGCTTCGGGCCACTTGGCCCTACTCCATTTCTGGATGGTCGTTGCACCTTCCTCGATGTTTCGAGGCTTGGCTCAGGATTGTCCCGTAGGATGTTCCCTGAGTTCACACGGTTTGTTTTGACAGCTTACGCTGAAAGGACACCATTCTTACTTAA